CTAATATACTCACTCACGTTTTTACAGCCGGCCGCGCGGGCGTTGGCAAGGATAAGCTCCCACTCAGGATCAGATGCGGTAAATATGCGGGACCTGCGCCGGCCAGTGGGAGAGTTGGGACGCCTGCCCGACCCAGGCCGCCAACCGCCGCGGTTTGATTTTTTGCCCTCCATGCGATCACCTCATATATATATGATACTACACGTCCACAATCAAGGCAAGCGCAAAAAAAAGAATGTAGGCACGCCTACCATAGCGGATATGGCTATGCTATCATGTAGGTGAGGAGCTGGCCGCTGGATGCGGGAGCCCCTTTTTTTTAAGCGAGGCACCCAGCTGCCGCTGAGGCGGTTGGGTGGCCAGAAGCGGGAGATAGGATGAGCATATTATAGGAGAGGGGGCGCGGTAATTATGACTGTACCAGGTAAAGGCGGGGCTCCGCTGAGATACAAAACGGCTGATGAGATGCAGGTTGCTATAGACAAGTATTTTGAGGATTGCAAAGGCGAGTTGGTCAGGGATGCAGCCGGCGATCCGATTTTTGACAAGTGGGGCAATCCTATTATTATCAACCAAAAGCCCCCTACTGTTACAGGGCTGGCGTTAGCACTGGGATTTAATTCCAGACAAGCATTGCTTAATTATCAGGGCAGAACAGAGTTGTTTAATGACGCGATTACCCGCGCGAAGGCAAGAGTAGAGGCATATGCGGAGTCTAGGCTCTTTGACAAAGACGGCGCAAACGGCGCAAAATTCAGCCTGTCGAACAACTTCCACGGCTGGGCAGAGAAAAAAGAGCTCACCGGTAAAGACGGCGCTCCTTTGGTGGGCAAGCTGGAGGACTTTTTCAAGTAGCCCTCCCAGTACCGATTTTACCTATTTTCGGTACTAGCCCCGCAAACCCTACAGCCACAAGGCCTACAGGGCATTGGTAAAAGTGCGGAAGTTTTACGCTTGTTGACATACTATATGTAGTGGTACAAAAGGGCAGTTTGCCTGATGGCGCCGGAAATGCGGCGTTATTTTTGTGCCCTCAGGTGACAGAAATAGAAAAAGAAATGTAAAGAAGTAAGAAGGGCGATCCAGTGATACCAAGGCCTGAGCCAACCAAAGTGTTCACGCTGGCGAACACTTTGTTCACGCTGGCGAACACTTCTCGCCTAATATATGGTAAATGTGGTGATAAAATTGGCATTTCAGGACCCAAAACCGGCGCTTGTTTGCGACGAAATTCTCCCCGATGGGAGGATAAGAAGGTCTGTCGTTGACCCCGGCACCGGAGAGATTTACACAAGGGGTATACATGGGTACAGAGCGACGAAAAAGAAACCGGATGAAGTGTTCCAGCCTCCATTTGCCAGGGTGTGGATGTCGAATCTGCTGAAACTGGTCAAAAACAAGGAGCTTAAACAGGGTGAGCGCGCCTTGCTTTTTGATTTACTGGCGTTTCTGGACTGGCAGTCAACCATGTTGGTTCACCCCGAAAAAGGCCACGCTGTAACGTCCAGAGACATAGCCAGTTATCTTGACCTATCTGTTGGGTTTGTATCTGAAACACTTAACTCTTTGCATGACAAGGGTGTCATCGGGAAATACAGCGCGGGGAAAGGGCGTCCCCACAAGTACCATTTTAACTGCAATATTGCCTTCTATGGCAAGAATATGAATGATATGCGGGATTATGAGCGGTTTAATTCTGACTGCGCCTTTTCCCCCTTTGTGCGCGTTGAATACAAGGGGGAGGTAAAGCCGTCCAGAACAGTGCGTAAGGATTTGTGTTTTGGTAAGTACCCTATGGATAAAAACGAGGAATAAAAGGCTGGTGAATCTCCCTGAGAAGAGAGCTGGGAGTCCTGTACCTTGACCCTGATTATCACGGGAGAATGGTAGATCAAATAGATGTAGTCCCTTACGGTCCTACTGTGAGGCTGAGAGCGCTGGGTATGTGTATGAGGCTACTGATGAACATAGATTATGATAACGGCTATGTGGCCACGGAAAGCGGCAACTTACCGGCGGGGGATCTTTATTCCTTTCTCGGGATCGGCAAGAGAACGGCCAAGAGGTATTTAAACATCTTCCTAATTGCCGATGTCGCGAAGGTTATAGATGGTTTCATAATGGTAAACCCTTCATGGTACTGGTGTGAAAAACAGGTTGAGTTTAAGAAAAAGTATATGTGGGGCGTGGCTTAACGCGTCCTTTATAGGTGATCCCATGCAAAAAACAGCCCATGACATGATAGACAAGGCCCTACTAAAATCCTCCGACCGCCGGCGCGAGCCCTACACGGTTATCGGCATCCGGCGCCTTAAATGCTTCCGCCCCCACTGTAACAACCGCGCCGAATTCACCTGGCAGATATGCGCGGACGGAAACATTTACCGCCCTGTGTGCCGGGAGTGCGACCTGGAGTTAAACGAGATGGTCCTAAAATGGGCCAGCCTCCCCGGATGGGAGGATAAGCTGGCTGAGTACAAAAAGAGAGGGGCAGATCCCCAATGATTAAAAAGCAAGGCTCTCAGCACGTGGCAAGTGGTAGGTGACACCATGCCAACACCAAAAACAGCCGCCGACTTCATAACCAAACGCCGCGAACTCTGGACCCGGCACCGCTCCCTGGAGATGGACGCCAGGTATACCGCTACCGTGGCCGCTCACCTGCTCACCGACGAGGGGGAGAGCGTCCGGGAGGAGATCCGCGCCGAGCCACGCCTTCTCATCGAGATGATGTTCCTGATCGTGGACAAGGACAAGCAGACGGTCCCGTTTTTCCTCAACGACGTGCAGAGGGCCTTCAGCGACGACCTGTACAAGGCCGAGGGGGACTTTCATGCCGGGGCTTTGCTGTCGATCAGGTTCCTGATACTTAAAGGGCGGCAGCAGGGATTCACGGCTTATATAACGGCAGAGCAGTTGGCCAGGTCCCTGGTGCATAAAAACTATTCGGGCTTCACTATAGCCGACTGCGCGGACAACACACAGGCCATATTCGAGGACAAGGCCAAGTTCCCTTACAACCACCTGCCGGAGCAGGTAAGGCCTACGGAAAAGTACAACAACCGCAAGGAGCTGCACTTCGAGGAGCTTAACTCCCGCTGGCGTATAGCCACGGCAAGCAAGGACATAGCCAGGTCAAAGACCATAAACTTCCTGCACATCTCGGAGGCGGCTTTCCTGCCGGTGCTTATCTCGGACATCCAGGCCGCGGTAGGGGAGGCCCTGACCCGCGACGCCGTACAGATATTTGAGTCCACCGCCAACGGATACAACGAGTTCAAGGACGCGTGGGACAGCGGCAAGTTCCTTAACCGTTTCTACGAGTGGTGGCTCACCAGGGAGTACAGAGTCCCCTTCGAGTCTCCGGAGCGGGAGGCCGCCTTTAAGGCCAATGTCCTGGGCAAAAAAGACTGGATACACCAGCGGTGCAGGTGGCTCGTCGAGGGTGTGGGTCTGGACTGGGAGCAGGTCTATTGGTACTACAACAAGTGGGACAGTTATATCGACCGTGAAAAGGTTAAGCAAGAGTACCCGTGTTCGAGCGATGAGGCCTTTTTGTCCTCCGGCAGGTGTATATTTGACGCAGAAACCATAATCCAGCGCAAGGAGTACCTCAAGAGGCTGTATGGCAAGGAGCCGCCGGGCCGGGGCTACTTTCTTTTTGAGTGGAACGACCCGGACACGAAAGACAAGATCAAGAACGATACTATTAAATTCATAGATAGCAATAACGGCTATATTACCATCTACGAGGGAGTCAGGGCTGGGTACCCCTACGTCATAGGAGGGGACACCAAGGGGGAGGGATCAGACTTCTTTGCCGCCACGGTGCTGAATAATATCACCGGCAGAAGGGTCGCTGTCCTGCACTCAGACCTTGACCCAGACACTTACGCCCACCAGACATATTGCCTGGGGCGGTATTACAACGATGCCCTGATCGGAATTGAGATTAACTTCGACTTGTATCCGGTGAAAGAGCTGCAGAGGCTTAAATACCCCAAGCAATATGTACGCCAGCTCCCGGACGACATAAGAGACAAGGTCCAGCTGAAGTATGGCTTTAAGACAGATGGCAACACCAGACCGCTGATTATCTCCAACGAGATAGTCCTCATCCGGGACAACATCGAACTGTTTACCCATATTCCGATGCTGGACGAGTGCCTTACCTTCGTCACGGACGACAAGGGCAGGCCTGACGCCGAGAAAGGCAAGCATGATGATATTTTGTTTTCCGACATGATCGCGGTCCACATCCGCACCCAGCAACGCATGACTGTGACGGTGGAAAAGCGGGAGAAAAAACCCCTGCCTCACCCCTTGCAGTCACCGCCGCCACGAAAGAAACGGGGGTACGTCGAATGGTAGATTTTATACTTTCCTTTACGGGAGCGTTTACCGGTGCAATAGCCGGGGCGCTCCTTTTAAGTTGTCTGCGGGGCCGTACGCCCGAGAAACCGGGTGAGCCGCCCACCATCATTGAGAGGATCATAGGGCAGTCGCCCGCCCCCAAGGCTGATGCGGCCAAAGCCGATGCCCGTCGCGTGAAGGACTGGCTGTTCGGCTCACAGAAAGAAGGTGACGCTTAAGTGGGACTATCCAGCAGGGGCAACCCCGAGAAAGTGGATGGCGCCTTAGAAGCCGCGCCTTTGGAGCAGGACGCCAAGCTGCAGAAGCTGGCCCGGGAGTTTAAGAAGCGGTACGATGCGGGAGTAGCCTTCAAACAGGCACAGAGGTTCTTTGAGGACTGCGCGGAGTACCAGCGGTTCTATGAGGCGGACCAGTGGCCGGAGCCGACGCCCGACACCAAGGACATGCCCAGGCCTGTTACCAACCACTTCGGCAGTATCATAGACCAGAAATCAGCCGGTGTTACCTACGAGATCCCGGAGATATATTGTGAGCCGGTGGAAACGAGCGTCAAGGTCAGAGACATGAGCCTATTCATGCCGCCCACGGAGGATGAGGAATTGCCGGAGGATATGGACATCGATGCAGCCGACATGGTGTCCATGGTCGTAAAGCAGGTATGTGACGCCCTGGACTTTGAGGACCTGATCGAAGCGGGGGCGAACACGGCCGCCACCCTGGGCAGCGGCATCTGGTACTTCCCCTGGGACCCCACCGTGACCGGAGGAGGGCGAAACTCGGTTTATGTCGGGGATATCAGGGGATACGAGGTAGATCCCGTGGACTTTTCCCTGGACGATCCCACAAACCCGGATACTCAGTCCCAGACTGGCCTTACTTGGTCTGAGCGCAGGCCGCTGACGGACGTGAAGAACTTTTACCGCCGGTTCTCCCCGGAGATCGTTGACTACCTGCAGCCGGACAAGAAGCAAACGGAAACACAGGTATACGACCACCAGCTGGCGGAGCAGGAAAATACTGATTATGTGAACCTTATACATAGGTGGTGGAAGGAGCCGATACTGCCGCAGCCCGATAGCGCCGACGGGCAGCAGGAAGAATCCCCGGACCATTCCTACGACGCTGTTATAGCGGAGGCGAGAAACCCGGATGTAATCCAGAGGACCGTCCTTCGCTATGGCGTGGAGTGTCAGGGCAAGATCATCAGGTACGATGAGGAGCACTACGAGCACGGCTTGTATCCCTTTGCCTCTTTCCAGTGGAAGCGCAAGAGAAAGTCTTACATCGGTATCCCGGAGTCGAAGGATATTATAGCAAACCAGAAAGAGGACAACCGGCTGGCGGGCATATCTCTTTTGAGCGCGTACAACACGGGGCTGCCGAATATCCGCTTCAACCCTGAGTTTGTCAAAGAAGAGGATATACCCGCAGGTCCCGGCGGCGGCGTTATCGAGGACAATACCCCAGGCGGCGGGGCGGGCATATCTTTTATGCAACCCCCCACCCCGGCGGCGCATATCCCACAGCTTCGCCAGGCGCTGGCTGAGGGCGTAAAAGAGACTTCAGGGGTGCATGAGGCCTGGTCTGGAAAGGCTCCGTCGGCCCAGCTTAACGCTTCGGCCATCATAGCCCTGCAGGAGGCGGCAGGGGTAAGGATCAGGGGTATACAGAGGCGGCTCAACAAGGCAGTCCGGGAGATAGGGAAGATTATCTTAGCCCATATAAAAGAGTTTTACCAGGAGCGGAGGCTTTTCAGGATCGTCGGCGACGACAAACTGAAGGGCTTCTTCTGGTTTAAGGGCACTGACTACGCCGACATGGAATTCGACGTAAAAGTGAGGGCCGGAAGCGCTTCTCCTTATTCTAAAACAGTTTTTATTGCTACGCTGGATGGCCTTTTAGAGAAAGGGGTTATAACTGGCGACGAATACCTTGAAAACATCCCCGCCGACATATTCCCGAAGGCCAAGAAGCTTATAGAAGACAGGCAGGAGAAGGCGCTTAAGCGGCAACAGGAGTTTTTTGCCCAGCAGACAGCAATGATAGGCCAGATGGTCGAGACGGTTATAACCCGCGCCCAGCAGACGGGCACGCCGATTGACCGTCTGGCCTTCTCGGAGATGATGAATATGACCCAGAAGATAGCAG